CAAGATGGGATCGTAAAACACAACAGCCTGAAGAGTGGTTGAACAATGTGCATGCTGTGGTCACATTTAACAGTACCGCCGCAACTGAATCTATTCTGGCCGGCGTGCCGGTGTTTGTAATTGAACCAGCAGCCAATGCCGCACGGCCAATGAGCAATACAGATCTAAGCAAGATAGAAACACCCTGGTTCCCAGACAGCGATCAGTTATATAAGTGGGCTTGTCATCTGGCGTATGGACAATTCCATACCACAGAACTGGCCAATGGCACAGCCGCCCGAATACTAAAGGAGACTCCTAGTGCGTGAACAATATGGATGGTATTTTCCCGATATAGAAACACATTTTCCCGAAATGTTGGCCAAGAATATCAAAAAGGGCGGGCCTACAGAGTATCAACAACCTGTGCGACTGCGCAGTTTACAATATGTGAAGAACAAACAAACTGCTTTGGACATTGGTGCCAATGTAGGATTGTGGTCACGTGACTTAACAAAACATTTTGATCAGGTGATTGCATTCGAACCTGTGGCAATGTTTAGGGAATGTTTACAACGCAATGTCACTGCATCAAATATCAAGGTAGAAAATGTGGCCTTGGGCGATCAAGAAGGACGGGTACGCATGATCATCACAGAGGGCAACACCGGCCACACGCACGTGGATCCTGCCAGTACCGGTGGCGACACTCGTATTATTCGACTAGACAGTTTAAACTTGCAGAATGTTGACTACATCAAGATTGATTGCGAAGGATTTGAATACCGTGTGTTACAGGGTGCAAAAGAAACTATACAACGTTGCAGACCCGTTGTGGTCATTGAACAAAAGCCGCATGACATGTATTCAAAAGACTATGGACAGTTTGCCGCAATTGGATTGTTGGAGGACTGGGGTATGGTTAGGTTAGATCAAGTTAAAGATGATTGGATCATGGGATGGCAATGAAAATTAGATTTTTTAGTGATGCATATAAAAGCAAACGTGCTAGTCATAGACTACGTGGAGATGTAACTTGCCAAGCATTGTTGGAACAAGGGCATGATGCAAAAATACTCACTGACTGGTCTGATGTAGATGCAGACACTTTAATAATATTTCTCAAAGGTACACAAGTACACACAATACAAAAGGCGCAGGACCTTGGCGCTCAAACAGTTTATGATCTTTGCGATAACAAATTTGATGAAAAACAAGAATACGCACCGTGTTGCCTGACTGCAGACTTGGTCTCAGTTAACAGCGTCCAAATGGGTGTGAGTGTAAAAACGCACACCGGAAGAGACAGTATTGTAATGCCAGACCCGTTTGAACGTCCTAAACTGGCTCCAAAATTTTCTCCAGGTACCGACATCAGTTTGCTATGGTTTGGATCGCAGAGCAGTTTTAAATTTTTGCCAATTTTGGAAATATGGCAACGACTAGAAAAAGAAGTATGCAATTACTCTTATACCATGGTCAGTGCCAAAACTGATAGAGTACTTAGTAAATTTCAATTGAGACAACAAAAAGGATCAGTGACTGGCATTAATCTTGATCGCGTGAACATGAAGGAATGGACTTGGGAATTACAAGGGCAACTGCTGGAACAGTGTGACATTGTACTAATGCCAGTGCAGACTGACAATCCAAGAACTGATACCAAAAGCGCAAATCGTGTAATCGACAGTTTGATCTCAGGAAGATTTGTGATTACCACACCCTTGGCCAGTTACGAAGAGTTTGCCCCATACACCTGGCAGGGCGACTACATCAACGGTATCAAATGGGCCATAGAAAATCCTGACCAAGTAATTGATAGAATTACAAAAGGACAACAATACGTAGAAGAAAATTATTCTGCAAGAATACTGAGTAACAAATTTATAGAAGACATTTCATATGCTATTAAAAGATAAAGTACAAAACTGCATTGAAAATCAAATACCTATTAGGTTACATCTAGGATGCGGTCCAGTAAAATTACCTGACTATCTCAATGTAGATGGTGAATATTGTGCTGAAGATCCAGACATTGTGATACATGATATTAGTGAAGCGTATCCTATACCCAATGATTCTGTAGATGAGATTTTATCCGTGCATGTAATTGAACACATTGAACGCTGGAAGATTCTCCCCATGCTGATTGAATGGCATAGAATATTAAAACCGGGTGCTCGAGCAGCCATAGAATGGCCCGATTTGTTAAAGGCTTGCGAATTTATTGCAACTAATCCAGAATCATTAATTTCAGAAGATCGTCGAGTATTAAAAAAAACAATACATTCAATTTTTGGTAACAGCAGATATCAGCATCGAGCCATGATGCATGCGTATGGGTACAGTATAGCGTCACTGAGTAAAATACTAACGGAAGCCGGTTTTGGTACAGTGCTAACAGAAAATAATATCTACGCAAAAACAGCATCAGATAGTAGAGTAATAGGAATAAAATAAGGAAAATTTATGCATCAAACTTCAATGAACAATATGAGAAAATTAATTGACAAATATGTCACCAACGAATTTGTCGGCAACGAATGTAAGATACTTGACTTTGGGGGCACCAATATTAAAAAGGGCGGCACGTATTACGAATTAGTTGATACCAATGAAAAAATAAAATACTACGGAGTTGATTTGCAGCCTGGTCCAGGGGTGTCTATTGTATTAGACGATCCATACAAGGTACCATTGGAAGATAACTACGCAGATGTTGTGGTGTCAGGACAGATGTTTGAGCACTGTGAATTTTTCTGGTTGAGTTTTTTAGAAATGGTTCGAGTGGTGCGTCCGGGCGGATACATCTTTTTAATTGCTCCCATGCACGGTAAAGTCCACAGATACCCTGTGGATTGCTGGCGGTTTTATCCAGATGCTTATGCGGCGTTAGCCAAATGGGGCAAGGTAGAATTAGTTGACGCATGGACCGAGCCAACCGACCAGTGGCACGATCAAGTAGGTGCTTTTAAAAAATGATCGCCCCATCAGAGTACTACAAACAAAGTGTAGAACTTGGTCAACAGTTTCAACAGAGCAATCCCAAAAATTGGGCTGGCAACGACAGCAAGACTTATCACAATTACATACGATTTCTCATGGATCGGTATGCCGCACGAACTGTATTAGATTATGGTTGCGGTAAAGGCCAACAATACATTGACGTAGTACCATACGGATTGCCAGGTGGTGCCATGTCTGAGCCCATGACTTTTCAGACTCGAATCAATGCTGAATCAGTCTACAAATATGATCCGTGTGTACCCGAGTTTGATCAGGAACCTGTTGGACAAAAATTTGATGCTGTTATTTGCACACAAGTACTTGGCAGCATTCCTGATGCTGATATGTCTTGGATTAAACATAAATTTATGAACTATGCAACCAAGTTTGTTTTTATAGGACTTCATAGTAACCCGGGCAAGAGTAAAAAACGCATTTATGATCCTGCTTACACCAATCCTTATCGAACTGTAGACTGGTATCAAGAACAATTCAGTGATTGGTCTGGTCCTGATTTGTATTGGTGGTTCAGAGATGCTGATACCAGATGCAATGATTGGTACCAGATATGAAGATAGGATTTAACTGTAGCAGTTTTGATTTGTTGCATGCTGGGCATGTAACAATGCTGAAAATGGAAAAACAATTGTGTGACTATTTAATTGTGGCATTACAAACAGATCCCACACTTGATCGTCCGGGTATCAAAAACAAACCAGTACAAAGCACATACGAACGTTATGTGCAGTTACAGGCATGTAGATATGTGGATGAAATTTTGGTGTACGATACAGAATTTGATTTGATGCAGATGTTGCAGACTCAAACCATCCACATTAGATTCCTTAGTGATGAATATCTCCATAGAGATTTTACAGGCAAACAATGGTGCATGGACAACGGCATAGAATTACACTATCACAAAAGATCACATGTGTACAGTTCAAGCGAGTTACGTGCAAGAACTGCTGGTTTAGAAAATATCAAAGACAATGTCAATGCGTTGCCACAGCACAGTCCAGACTTGTTAAACAAGATAAGGTAAGAATTTTTTGTAGATCAATCCTTGCCGACTTTCCTCGTCGGTCCAGTGGCAGGCGCTTAAATCATTCAACCATTGTGTGCGATCGAACATAATTGGATTGTGAATTGTGCCAACATCGGTATTGGCCACTTGCCAACACACACTGCTGGAATCATCTACCCACAACGGAACTCCGCTTAGTGTTGCGGCTACACCACTGCTACTGTTAAACACAAAAGCGCCAGCGGCATGTTTCAAATCTTTTAATAACGAACGTTGGATTGGATCACTCACTGTGACTCCGAGTCGTATCAAAGCAGTTGGATCGGCCATTTTTCCCGGATGTGGGCGTAACACAATGGGCATGTTAGTGTGTTGCTGTATGAGTTTTATTTTTTGTTCAGTCCAGGTCAGTGGATGCAGACCCTTCATGGTAAACCCACCGTCTCGTTGCATCAACAACAGTATATAATTTCCAGCTGAGCGCCAGTCATGTACACTGATTCTGAGATCTTTTGACAATTGTTTCCATCTGGCAGTGTCTGAATTTTTATTGGCATAGTTGCCAGTGTCGTAAAAAGGACTACCTATACTGTAACGCAGATACCGACTGTTATGGTCTGCAAATTTAAAACAATTTGCATCAATACACATGGTGTGATTGCCCAACTGCTGTTGCTGTTGTATTATGTGTGCTCGTAGTTTTATGTTGGGTGTGTGTTGTTGGGGACTTGCCCACCCCAATATTACGGCCAACTTTGAAGGAGTATATGTGTTTTGTGTTTCTACGTGTACTGTGGCGCCTTGAGATCTTGCGCCGTCAGCAAACGCCGTCAAGGTATCAACTTTTCTACCCGGACTTTGTTTTTGTAACGAACTTAGATAAACAACAACATCAAGCATGTTCGTTCAGTATGCGCCAAGCTGTGCCATTGCGCATGTCTACTTCT